TCGTAAATCCTAATGGTGGTATGACAATATGGGGAACTCCTATTATTGCTGCATCTTGGGTTACTGATGACAAGGTTCTTATTATGGACAACAGTTTCGTAGAGCGTATTGAAGTTGAAGGATTAGCTATTGAATTCTCTTATGAGAACGCATCTAACTTCCAACAAAATATGGTTACTGCGAGAATTGAGTGTTATGAAGATATTAACTTAATGCAACCAACCGCAGCAATCTATGCTGATTTGGGTAACGTTTAATTTAATCTAACATAGATAATAAAGACCCCTTACATTTAGTAGGGGGTTTTTTATTATATTTATTGTAAATTTGTAAAAAAGATGTATGTCATATAATAATTTTATCATTGATTTTACTTTGACCGACATAGGTACAGTTGTTGAGCCTGTTACATTAGCAGAGGCAAAATTGTATTGTAGGGTAACAACTTCGGTTGATGATAACCAAATTACCTTGATGATTAAACAAGCAAGGGAAGCGGTTGAAGTAGGTACAGGATTGAGTTTAATAGCAAAGACTGCGGTTGTATGGTTTACAAATTGGGATGGTAACTTCCAGCTTCCTTATGGTCCGATGAATAGTTTTACATCATTAATAGACCAAAACGGAGACACTATTGTTGCTGCTGATTACACTTTAGTAGGTGGTAAGTTTCCACAATTACAAAGACCACAATTCCAAAACTTAAAGGCAACTTATGTGGTAGGTTATGCAACTATTCCGAACGATTTAAAGATTGCTATTTTAGACCAAGTTAGTTACGATTACGAAAATAGAGGATTGGATAGTGATACAGGTATTTGTGAAAAGACTTGGAAAGCCTGTCAACGCTGGACAAGAATAAGCCCAATATTATGAGGATAGGAAGCAAAAAGGCAAACTATGTTGATGCCAACACAATGTACTCGGAAATAGGCTTATATGTGCCTACAATCACCGCTGATGGGCAAGGTGGGTACACAACTACCTATGCCTTACAAGAGGTCGTATTTGGGGATTTTAGACCTATGGATGAGAATAGGGCATTATTAGAAGCACAATTGAGTTTTACACGTTCTGCTAAAGTATTTATCAGGTACGATGTAACAATTAACAATATGTACAAAATAGAGGCTGAAGGGGAAATGTACACAATCCATTCAATTAAGGATGTAGAGAATCAGTTTAGATTTTACGAAATATTAATGTACGCATAATGGCAGGTATATTTTTTGATGTAAGTGGAGTTGATGTTCTTATGGGCAAATTAAATAAAATGTCCGAAAGAATACAAAATGATGTTTTAGATGAATTTAACGCATCTGCATTAAACATTCAATCTAACGCAAAAAAATATGCACCTGTAAATATTGGCACATTAAGAAACTCTATTCAATTGAAAGAGGATTTAACAAAAGGTAAATTGGTTTTTACAATAGGTTCTAAACTATCTTATGCACCTTATATTGAATTCGGTACAGGTGGAAAAGTAACAATACCTGCTGGATATGAGCAATTTGCAAGTCAATTTAAAGGCAGTAAAGGTGGCACATTTGCACAATTACTTAAAGCATTAGTAGAATGGGTTAAAAGAAAGGGTATTACTGGAACATATAGTGTAAAGACAGGTAGAAGAACAGGCAATAAATCTATACAACAAAAGCAAAACGAATCAGCTGCTTATGCTATTGCTTTAAGCATATTAAGGAAAGGATTAAGACCACAACCATTTTTAATACCAGCTTACGAACAAGAAATACCAAAGTTGAAATATAACATTAAAAGAATACTAAATGCTAAATCCTAATATAGAAATAAAGAAATGGTTTTATACTAATTTAGTTAGTGCAAGTGCATTGCCTGTTTACGATGGTATAGCACTTGAATCTGCACCTGATGAATATATAATTATGAGTGGCAGAACATCCGCACAGGAGCAAGGTAAAATCAGCTACACCAACTCCGTTACTATGGATGTTGACATTGTCATAAAAAATAGTAACTTTGGATATAAAAGAGCCGAAACAATAAGCAATTTAATACTAACTGCAATCAATTCCGACACAAATATAACCCTTGCAAATGGGTTTTATGCTTCAAGTTTGGTGGTTGGTGCAATTAGAAATTTGGATGGTTTAAACCCTTTGGACAACGTATTTAGAACGATAATAACTTATAATATAATAATCACTCAAAATTAAAATAAAATGGCAGAAACTAAAGTATCAGCAAGGGATTATATCCTTTTAGCAGATTTAGCTGGAGGTACAACTTTTAAACCTGTGGCTTGTTTAACGACAAACTCATTGACATCAACTGTTAACACTATTGATGCAACTTCAAAATGCGGAGACCAATTTCAAGCAGGTCCAGCATTTACACAATCATTCAAAGCGGATGGTTTTGCAATTGATGAAACAGGAAGTCCAAGTAAGGATTCTTATCAACAATTGTATGCTGCTCACGCTGCAAGAACTCAATTTACTATTAAAATGGGTAAAGCAACACCAACTACTGGTGATGTTTACTATGGTGGTCTTTCAACTAGCACTGTATTTATTAGCGACTTTGATGTAACTGCTGCTGATAAAGATGATGTTAAATTTACTGCAACATTTGTAGTATGTACACCACCAATTGCACAAACTGAACAAGCGTAAAAAACAATAACCTATGTTTGAATTAAAACTAAACAACAAAACAATTCAACTAAAATGGGGTACTTGGTCAATGAAGGAATTTTGCAAAGCAAAAAACATAACTATTGACCAATACTTTGAATTTTTAGGTAGCAATCAGTATGATTTAAACAATATTGTTAAACTATTACATATCGGTTATCAATCGGCTTGTATAAGCAACAAACAAGAAGTTGAATTTACTGAAGATGAAGTATGCGATTGGATTGATGAAATAGGCGGAGTATTTAATCCTAAAGGTCAAGTTCTTTTATACTTGAAGTATATTGTAGAAAATACAATTACAACAGTACAAGGAACAACCAAAGAAGAAAAAAAAAAGCCTAGTAAAGTTAGGGTGGGATGATGTTTTAGTGAAAGCTGCTGAATGCAATATAAGACCCAATGAGTTTTGGGGTATGACTTGGAAAGACTTTTCTATTATCGTAATGGGTAAGGAAAAACAAGAGTTAAACGAATGGGCAAGGACTAGAAACCTTGCCTATATTGTATATTTAAGTAGCACCGCTGAAAAATCACCCAAAAGTATTAAGTCTTTTTGGCACATACCTGCAATTGATGATGTAGATATTGAAGAAGAAAAAGTGATGCTAACAAAAGACCAATTGGCAAGGACATTAAAGTTATACGGAGTAAATTAAAATATTATGGCAGAGAATGTTGGTTTTGATGTCAAGATTGGGATGGATATTAGTGAGATGCAAGCCGAATTGCAAAAATCTCAAAATCTATTAAGGGAGTTTCAAGCACAATTAAAGAAATCTACGAACACTATTGAGATTAATATGCTCAATAATGAGATTAAAACTTTAAATGGAACTATTGGAAAACTTGAGATGGGAATGCAGAAAGCTGGTAAACCAATTGGCGATGCTTCTCAATCACTTATAAACTTCTCAAGGATTGCTCAAGATGCTCCTTATGGGATTATGGGTATTGCAAATAACCTAAATCCTATGGTTGAATCGTTCCAACGATTATCTAAAACGGAAGGTGGCACGAAAAAAGCATTACAAGCAATGGTTTCAGGGTTAGCTGGACCTGCTGGTATTGGTGTTGCTATTGGTGTTGTTTCTTCATTAGCAGTTACATTTAGCAAAGAAATAAGTCAATTCTTTAAAGGTCCAACCGAAGATTTAAAAACATTTAATGAAGAATTAGCTAAAACTGCTAATGAATTATACAAATTAATTGGTGGAGAACAAACTAAAAGAACAAAGGGTATTATTCTTGCTACTATAATTGGAGATAGCAAAGATGTAAATCAACAAGAAGAAGCACTTAAAAAATTAAAAGCATTATATGCTGATGATGCAGCTATTAAAAATGCTATAATAGGTCAAAATAAAGCGTATTATCAAGCATTAGTAAATAATGCAGCAATGCAAGGAGATGCAATTGCCAAAGAAAAGAATAACACTGCTCAACTAGATTTAATATATGCACAAGAAGCTGAACAAAAAAAGCAAAGAAAAGCTGAATTAGATGATTTAGATAAAGGAATTGGATTAGGATTTTATAAAGCTGAAGCAGGAGCATATCAAAAAAGAATTGATTATTTAAAAGGGCAAGTAAATAAAAGATACGATGATGCTGCTAAAAAACTTGCAGCAGATAAAGCTAGAGTTGAATTAGCTACATATAAAAGTTTATTACAAGAAACATCAGTACAAACTGCTGATGGAAAAACATCAACAAAAAAAGACCCATTAGCTGAAGCAACAAAAGACTTTGAGAATTCTAAAAAAAGAAATCTTGCTTTATTTGATTCATCTATAATAGACCAACAAAAGTATTATAGTGAATATATTAACATTTTAGATGATTATATTAATAAGTTAAAAAATATTAATACTGAACCAGCAATTAAAATACTTAAAAGTTTAACTCCTAAAGAGATTTTAAAAGATGATACTTATGATGCAGATTTAGAAAGACAAGCAAAAGGAATGAATTCCTTTGATGGTAAATCACAATTATATGTAAAGTCATTATTAGACCCATTAGGAACAAAAAATCCTGAAGGTTCAGTTGGTAAGAAAAAAATAAATACAACCAAGAACGAATTAACTGAATTTCTTAAAGATATAAAAGACCAATATAAAGAAGCACACGATGCTGCAAATTCATTTGCAACTGATATGGCTGGTAATATTACAGGTTCATTACAAAGTGCATTTCAAGCAATTAAACAAGGAGAAAATGTATTTAAATCATTAAGCGATTCAGTATTACAATTTGCAGAAGATTTAGCATTTGCAATTATTAGAGCACAAATATTTGCAGCAATATCAAGTGCAATAACAATAGGTTCAGGTGGTACAGCAGGAGCAGCAGCAGGGGGAACAGGATTCTTTGATATACTTATGGGTTTATTAGGAATGGGTCAAAAACACGCTGCTGGAGGTATTGTAATGAGTCCACAAATAGGAATGAT